GTTTGGGTTTGAATATAGTGAATTTGAGGATCTCTATCAAAAGGGTGGATATGATGTTGACACTAAAGATAATGTGTATTGTCATTTCTACATAAATGAGTATGGTGATTGGTATAAGGATATTGAGTATGTTCACCAACTACAAAACCTGTACTTTGCACTCACAGGTGAGGAGCTAACAATCAAATGTTAATAACTTTATTTATTATATATGCAAAAGTTTCTTATCTTTGATGAAAATAAAAACAGTATGGAAAAAGAAATTAAAACAGCTACCGAGAAAATAAAGGAGCTGAACGAGTTAGGGGGAGTCCTAACTCTACATCAAAAGTTACACCGGGCAAAGTTAGCCATCGGTAAGGTAACTAAGAACGCACAAAGTCATCATTCTAAGTATGCAGATCTCAATGCCATCCTTGATGCTGTTGAGCCTGTATTACAAGAAAACGGCTTGTTATTAATCCAACCGATACATGGTAACAGTGTATGCACTCAAATAGTCGACATTGACTCAGGTGCCATGTTGCAATCAACAATGGACTTACCTCAAAATGTCAACCCTCAACAGATGGGTAGTGCAATTTCTTACTATCGTAGGTACACCCTTCAAAGTGCTCTCTCATTGCAGGCAGTGGATGATGATGGCCAACAGGCATCTAAGGAACAACCAACTGAGACTAAAAAAGAATCATTGTCAACTGAACGTTTCAATAATGCTCTTGCTAAGATTAAGGCTAATGAGTTCACAGTTGAGGAGTTGAAAGCTAAGTTTTATTTAACCAAAGAACAGGAGGCACAACTATGAAATGGCGTCCATCACAATTAGGTAAGCTCATGACTAACTCAAGGAGTAAGTCTGAGCTATTGTCTGAGACTGCTAAGTCTGAGATTAGAAAAATAGCTAAACAGGACTTCTTTGGATACAGCTCAGACATTAAGACTAAGCCAATGATTAAAGGAACTGATTGGGAGCAGGATGGTATTGACTTACTCAATGATGTTCGTTTCACTAAAAAGTACAGTAAGAACACAATCAGAGTAACTAATGAGCTAATGTCAGGGTGTTGTGATATACTAATGGATGATCTAATCATTGACATTAAGAGCTCATGGTCATTAGAGACATTCCCGGCAACACCATCAGAAGGTGAGAACTCAGACTATGAGTGGCAGGGTAGAGGGTACATGTGGCTCTATGATAGGCCATCATTTGAGTTAGTTTATACCATGTATGATACAGATGATACTCTGCTCACTGATTGGGATAACAAATCAATTCATAAGGTTAAACACATACCTGCACACCATAGGGTGACTGTGTTAAGATATGAGAGAGACTTAGCCATTGAGGAACAAATAAAAGAGAGATTACGGGCATGCTCTGAATATTATGCTCAATATGTAAACGAATTAAATAATAAATAAAATATTAACAATTTAAAATAAAACATAAACAATGTCAGATTTAACAATTAAAGGAGCGGTTAAGCTCGTAAATGAGGTTAAAGTAATCTCAGACCGATTCTCAGTAAGAGAGTTCGTAATCACAACACTTGACTCTAAGTATCCACAGGATATCTTATTCCAGGCAGTCAATGATAAAATCGATATGATAGATTCATTGAGGAAGGCTCAAGTTGTTGATGTATCATTCAACCTTAGAGGGCGTGAGTTCAATGGTCGTTATTACAACACTTTGGACGTGTGGAAAGTTACACATGATAAGGAGTTTGTTGATCCAGCATCTACAAGTGTTCAACCACAAGCTGAAAAGGATGACTTACCGTTCTAAGACAGTATATTTAAAACTTGATGAGTCATTCACTGAGTGGCTCAGAAAGGAACTCAAAGACCAACTGTCAAACAGATATAAGATCATTCACATGGCAGAGGATATGGGAGTGCCAAACATCACGCTGTACAGGTTCCTGCATGGCAAAGAGGTAAGAACTCCATTCTATGATAGTGCGTTTAAATACTTGATAAAGAAATGAATTACTTAGTACAGATAATGATTGACATTGAAGGGCAGTATTACATCCCTCAATCAATACTTGATAAGATAAAACACTGAGGTTCGGCAACCTCATCCCCCTTGTTCAAATCAGAAACCTAGGAAATTATGAACACACAGCAAGGGGGTTTATAGTCAGGTGGCAGAATGGTAATGCACACACAGCGAGTCGATGTACACGACAACCATAAACAGAGTTGTGTGGTGGTATAAATAGGGGTTCGAGTCCTCTCCTGACTACGAAAGCAGTTCGAATCTGCAAATCCATATAGTACAGAAGAGTCGATACTTCTATCAGCCTTCGAGGTGCAAAAGGTGTCCATTGGGGGAGTACTTTGTATGGTAACAGATGAGGGGGAGCACATGACTCCCCTTTGTCATGTTGATAACTTTAATTACCTTCGCTAAGTGTTAATCATTGACCTGCATAGAAAACAGAAACCATTTGCTGTTACTGTAAGTAATGAAACAATCGGACGGCTCTACTCAATACTGTTCAAAGATAGATATATCAGATGCAATGACATGACCCGGTATGAAATACGTTGGTTTTGTGACAACATCAACCTGTTCAAAGTAACACATGAGACAATACATGGCAAAGTATATGAATACAGAAGGTTTAAAAAGTCAATTAATAACACAATGAAACACAATTTTTTAGTAAGAAATAAGATAATCAATGATACATACATCTGAAATAATTAAAATCGCTCAGGATCATGATACAGCAATTAAATTAGTTGACATCATAACTGATATTGGATTTGACTATATTTGTAATCCTATTGATGCACTCAATTACGCCAAAAGAATAAACGTATTAAAGAACGAAATAAACAACTACTATGAACTCAAAAGAAAGTAAGAACATCTACTCATTCAACTTTGAGACTAAAACGGCATACATCAATGATGAGCCAATCGGAACCATTGTTGATCACTCAGATACTATTATAAACGTGGTATGGGATAATGGAATGAAACAAGAGTTTAGACTGTACAATCAAGTAAAAAATATACACAATGAAGCATAGATTTAAAGTAGCCTTAGGACTTACAATACTACCTGTATTTACAACTCTTTATTTTGCAGATAAGTTCGTTTTATTATTCATGCCATGGAAGAGTTCAGAGACCATCCAAAAGTGGCTGTATGACCCTAAAAAAGCAACTGAGAGCCTTATGAGAGTCATAGTTGCACTGGCAATCATTGGACTTTATTATCTCGTGGTAAACATGTTTTGATTTATTGAGTATCTTTGAAATAAAAATGCCAAGACCAAAAGCAAATATCAACTGGGAAATGGCTGCCAGATTAGTTGAGGCAGGATGTGATGGAGTAGAGTGTGCATCTTATTTTGGAATAGATCCAGAGACTTTTTACAACAGATGTAAAGAGGATTTAAATATGGGTTTCACCGAGTTTTTGAGACAAAACAGAAGTAAAGGAAATGCACTATTGAAAGCCAAACAATTTGAGGCTGCCCTTGAGGATAAAGATAGAGGCATGTTGATATGGTTAGGTAAGCAAAGATTAGGACAGTCAGACAAACAACAAATCGATCAAACCCAAACTAATGTAGATCTCACTGGATTAAGCTCCGATGACATCAGACAACTCCTCAAAGGTGAATGATAAGCAAAACGCCATACTACAGATACTACGCCTCGAATTGTGCCGTCGGGAATTTTGGGAATTTTGTCTCTACTATGACCCGCAATTCTTTGAAAGTAGAGTATTTCTCCAACATGTCGCAGAGGCATTCCAAGAGATAGAGGATGGCTCAATCAGATCATTGAGTGTATCCATGCCTCCAAGGGCTGGCAAATCTTATGTCAGTTCACTGTTTTGTGCATGGACCATTGGCAGGAATCCTGCAAGGTCAGTGATGAGAAACGCATGTACAGCAACACTATATCTGAAATTCTCTTATGATGTCAGGAACATTGTCAAGAGTGATAAGTTCAAACAGGTATTCCCAACCGTTCAACTGAGTGAGGACAAAGCCAACCTTCAAGGATGGAACACTAATTCAGCTAAACAAGTGAGCTACTTTGGTGCAGGGGTGGGAGGTACTATTATAGGGTTTGGTGCAGATAACATTGCAGTAACCGATGACCTTTACACAGGATTAGAACAGGCATTGTCAGATACTCAGAATGAAAGGATCATCCAATGGAAGGAGGCAACACATGACAGCCGTTTTGAAAGTGGATGCAAGAGAATTGACATAGGCACTCGATGGAGCTTAAATGACGTGATAGGTAGGCAAATGAATGATGGGATGTATGATAAGTCCATTGTTATCCCTGCATTGATAGATGGTCGCTCATTTTGTGAGTCAGTGATGACCACAGAGGAGTACCTGGATAAGAAAAAACGTACTGAGCCATCCATCTGGGAGGCTGAATATATGCAGTCACCTGTTGATATTGAGGGCAGGTTATTCAATGACCTCAAAACTATTCCACTAACTGAGTTCAACAGCATCAAAGATAAGGTCCAGGGGTGCATTGCTTACTGTGATGTGGCAGATGCCGGGGCTGACTTCACTGCATTCGCTATCTTAGCTGTGGCAGGTAATGAGTTCTATCTGGTTGATTATGTGTTCAACAAGTCCAACACTGATATTACCATGCCATTGATATCAGATAAGCTCAACAAGTGGAACGTAACCTATTGCAGGGTGGAATCCAACTCAATGGGTGCCATGTTTGCAAGAGGGTTGCAAAAGATCACAACAGCCCGTATCCTTCCTGTTCATAACTCAGTGAATAAGATAACACGTATCATCATGCAAAGCGTTTGGATACAACAACGCATTACATTCGTTAACAATGGCACCCCAGAATGTGAGTTGTTCCTGCAGAACGTACTCCATTTCAGTAAGGAGGGTAAAAATAAGAATGATGATGCACCCGATTGCCTGGCAGGTCTATCAATATTCGCTCAATCTATGTTCAAACAGCTGGCATAATTAAACCCCCTTTTTTGTATTAAAATAATGCTTACATTTGCCAAAACAATATTGAATGGCATTTAATTTTCTTAGTGCATTCGTTGATAATTACGCAAATACTGACAAGTATCGTAACTTGACACGTCAAATATTCCCTCCTGCAGTGCAGATATGGGGTAAAAAAGAAGCCGTATGGCTCGATACTGGGGATGCATGGAGGTTATTTGTTGACATTCCAGAGTTAAGGTCAGTTGTAAATAAGAGAGCTACAATGATGAGCTCTAATATTCCAACACTATTCGATAAGGATGGTAATATAGTTACAAATCACTGGATAAATGAGCTCATTACTAAGCCAAATGGAGTGCAATCCTGGTCAGATGTAGTCTATTCAATGAGTGTTCAGGATGCATTGTATTCAAATGTGGTTGCTTACTGCCCTGTGAGGTCGTTTGGACAGCGTAATTTGATTATAACACTACCAAATAACAAGATAAAAATTAATCTAAGTGGTAAGAAATTGAAACAAATGGAGATTAATGATCTCATTGATTCGTTTGTATTCACTTATGATGACGGCTCAAAGGAAACAATTGAGCTTGAAGACTCAATCTACTTGACCACAGCGGACGGCATGAACATAGTGAGACCGATTTCACGTATTGACTCACTTAGATTACCACTGTCAAACATCATGGCAAGCTATAACAAGCGTAATGTATTACTTGAGAACCTTGGTGCCATTGGTATATTGTCAGCTCAGAGTAATGACATGGGAGGAGCTATTCCAATGACTCCAGAGGAGAGACAAAAGATACAAAAAGACTGGTATCGTAGACAAAAAGATGAGTTAATTATCACTGAGTCCAATGTGAACTGGCAGCCAATGTCTTATCCAACACGTGACCTCATGTTATTTGAGGAGCTTACAGAGGATAAGTTGGCAATCATTGATGCATTTGGATTGAATTACAACTTATTCTCAAGTGAGAAGGGGTCAACATTTAGCAATGTGAGGGACTCAATTCGTATGGCGTACACTGATACAATCATTCCAGAAACTCAACAGATGTACGATTCAATGATAGCTCAATGGGGGTTACAAAGTGAGTACTATCTACAAGCTAACTTTGATCACTTGCCTATCCTTCAAGATGATGAGCAGCTAAAAGCCTCTGCAGAGAAAACAAAAGTTGATACATGGTCGGTTATGCTTAGAGATGGAGTGATCACTCAACAGCAATATGCAGAGGAGTTCGATATCGAGCTACAAAAACAGGATAGAACAGAAACGCAAGCGGCAGCACTTGCACAGGCTCAAACCAATCTTAAAGGAACGGTTGGAGGTTTAGACGGTATTATTTCACTTAATAACGCAGTTAGCACGGGTCAAATGGATAGACAAACAGCTGTAAATACGTTGGTTAACTACTATGGTTATGATCCTGTAACAGCAAATTCAATGATAACTAATCCACAAATCAATGCCAATACCTAAGCCAACAGGAGGAGAGAATGAGGAGCAGTTCATTGGACGTTGCATGAGTGATGAGACAATGGCATCTGAGTATGAGAATGATCAAAGATTTGCAGTATGTCAAACAGCATGGACAGATAATAACAAGAGTATGAAATACGAAATAAAAAGCGGTTTTGAGATAAAAGACATGGACAGTTCACGCCGTGAAGTTGCTGTTTATTTGTCAAAGTTTGGTAATGTAGACTCAGATAACGACGTGATCCAAAAGGGTGCCTTTAAAAAGTCTATTCAGGAACGTGGACCCGAGGCTGCAAGCAACCGTAAAATAGCCTTCTTAAGGCACCACGACTGGGAAAAACAAATAGGGGTTTTCTCTAAATTACAAGAGGATGACAACGGGTTATTTGCAGTTGGTAGATTAGGAACCTCAACAATGGGTGAGGATGCTTGGAGGGATTATCAGGATGGCATAATCAAAGAACATTCAGTTGGATTCCAACGGGTATCTGATAAGACTAAATGGGTAAAAGATACATCAAGTCCAATGGGTGGATTTACATTACTTCAAGAGGTTAAACTTTGGGAGGGTTCGGCGGTTACATTTGGAGCCAACGAAATGACCAACGTGGTGAGTGTAATGAAAAGTGAGGATAAAAAAACATACATAGATAAAATTTCCGATGACTTACAAACAGTAATAAAAGCCCTGGCAAATGGAAAAGGGTCAGATGAGCGTTTGTATGAACTCGAAATGAAAGCCAACTTCCTGTCAAGTCAATTGACTTTACTCGCACAATCAGAACCGGAAAGCCATTCTGTTGAATTGTATGAGCCGGAGCAAAAAGGATTCGACTGGAGTGAGGTAATTAGTAAACTTTAATTTTTTAATTTAAAACAAAAATGGAAAACAATTTAACACCTGAGCAAGTTGTTGAAAAAATCAACGGTTTGTTCTCTGAAAAAATGGCAACAGTTCCAACTAAGGATGAGGTTGCTCAATTAAAAAGCGAGCTTGACAACTTCAAGTCTATCGAAGTTAAGAACTCTGAAATGGAGAAAGCTATTGCAAAAATGGAAGGTCGTATTGAGGCAATGTCTGAGAAGGCAGTTGATGCACCAAAAGCAAAAGGAGCTAAAACATTGAAAGAGGCATTAGTAAAAACTTATTCTGACAATGTTAAGGCTATCACTGACTCAATTGAGAAAGGTAACAGAATTACATTAGATGTTAAGACTGACACTACAATTGATGGAGATTACTCTGGTAATGTTGCATTGAGCGTATTGGAGCCAGGAGTAAACAGAATTGCACGTCCTATTCGTAGAATACGTGAGATCTCTAACGTTGGAACAACTACATCAAAATTCGTTACTTACATCCAACAAACAAAACAAGTTGCTCCAGGAGCTGAAGAGACTCTATGGGTTAACGAGGCTGGTGCGAAATTTAACGGTGAGGTTAAATACGAAGAGGTATCTGAGGAAGTTAAGAAAATTGCTGCTTACATCAAAGTTTCAAAAGAGATGTTGGCTGACTTATCATTCGTTAGATCTGAAATCAACACTGAATTGATGGAAGCTATCGAGCAAAACATTGATTTTTCATTAGTAAATGGTAACGGTGGTGTTGACTTAAATGGTTTATTATCTGTTGCACCGGCATTCTCTGCAGGCACATTCGCAGGTACTATCCCAGGAGCAAACATTTCTGACTTAATCAGAGTTGCTAAGGCTCAGATTCAAGCTGCTAATTTTCAACCTACTCACGTAGTATTAAACCCAGAGGATGTTGCTAAAATTGAGTTGACTAAAACATCATCTGGTGAGTACACTTATCCAGCGTTTTGGGATGCTAACATGATGTTGGCTGGTTTGACTATCGTATCTTCAAACAACATCACTGCAGGTACTTTGGTTGTTGGTGATTTCACTAAATTCAACATCAAGTTCAGAGAGGACATGAATATGTCAGTAGGATACGAAAATGATGACTTCACTCGTAACATGGTTACTATCTTATGTGAGGCTCGTTTGGTAGCTTACATCAAAGGTAATGATGTTAATGCGTTTGTTCAATCAGATATCGCAACAGATATAGCTCTAATCAACGACTAAAATTTAATCCAATATGGAAAAGAAACCACGCAAAAAGAAGATTGCTAATGTAGAACTTGAGAATAAGATTGAGGCACCACAAGTTGAGGCGGTTGAAACTGTTGAGGCTGTGAGCTTAGATCCATCCAAAGAGTACACATTCATTAGCAATGGCACCTTCCCTGGACTTGCAAAAGGTCAAGTGTGGAAGATGCTCGGTTTAAAAGCAGAAATTTTGGTAAAAAAAGGATACGGTAAAATAAAATAAAATGATACTTTCAATACAAGATTTTACGGGCAAATATCAGGTATCAACTGGAATGTATGATCATGCTAAATTGCAGGATTACATTAACAGATATGAGCCTCGATATTTGAAGGAGTTATTTGGAATTACTTTGTACAATGATTTTCAAAGTGACTTACTTAATAACGTGCCTCAAAGCCCTAATTTCTTGGTTCTATTCAATGCATTATCTGAGGATATTGGATACAATTTCTACTACTTTAACGGTACGTATGAAGGTATCAATCAAATCGATTCAGAGGGCATTAAAGAGATGTTGAAAGGATTTATTTATTTTGAGTACGTCAAAGACCTTAGTAATCAAATAACGCCAATAGGATTGGTAAAGCCAGATAACGAAAACAGCACCGTTGCGAATACTTTATTCAGCATGATGTACACTCGCTATAATGAGGCAATACGGTCCTATAATTCAATTCGAGATTTCATAAGATATACCACAGCTCCCCCATTAGGTCAAGCGGTTACAATATCATTGACAGCGGGGGGAACTGGATACACTAATCAAACAAATGTATCTCTAACTGGAGGCACTGGGACGGGTTTAAAAGTAGACATCACAGAGGACGGCACTGGCATAGTTGACACGGTTACAATCGTAGAGGCTGGCAAAGGCTATTCAATAGGTGACACGTTCACTTTACCGGGTGGAAATAATGATGCCACAATAGAGCTTACATACGTTGGTATTGGTGATTATCGAAAGTTTAGAGGAGTTCCTAAATTAACAGCGTATTGGTTATGACACAGGATGTATCACAAGCAATAGAGGATTTAGTTGGTCAGATAGATACATACGTTTATGGCATGTATGATCCAATACTGCAAAAGACGTTCACATGCGACACGTCATATGCAAGGGTTGGCAAATACATAACAGATCCTATAAACGGTTCTTTGTTAATAACAGGGGTTGAAACAGATGAGTGGATTGAGGCTGGAAATGCGACGGGGGTGTTAGAACTTCCAGAGCCTTACTTCGTGCCAGGGACTAAGATATCTGCAAACAACGAATGGACAAAGGTCAGCAATGATCTTACTCAAAAGACTCCATTAGTTTGGTTGTTGCATGATGTACGTTATCAAAGATTTGGACGTGAAAGCGTTTATGAGTGGGAGAGTGATTTGAGAATATTTTTCTTGGATGAGACTGACATCGTAAACTACTACACTAAGGACCACATTGATAATGTTGTTGTCCCTATGAGTAAGCTGGCTGAAAAATTTATTCAGGTAGTGGATAACAATCCTTCATATAAGACCCTTGAAGGCTACGAGATAGTGAACTTCACTCGATTTGGAACTGAGCAGGCGAACGGTTATTTTCAAAACATATTGGATGCAAATTTAAGTGGTGTTGAGCTACGAATAAAATTAACGAAATATAAACAAAATTGTAAATGCTAAATATTAGAAATCATGGCAGGATGTAATTGTAATGCGGGACTTGGTAACACAGGACGTCCCGGTTGCGTTCCTATTCAGAGCGTAACAAGTAAATTAATAATGGTGCCGTTGACAGCCAATGACGGTACTTTAAACGGTATAGATTTAAGCGCACCACTACCAACGTGGAACAGCTTAGTAAATGAGGCAGATGCATCAAAACGTTGGTTCCCTTTACCGGCATTTGAAAATGTAGAACTTCCAAAAGCTGAATCACAATTTGAAGAGGCAAACAGTGGACGTATGGCATTTTTGAGAGAGGGTAAAAGATCATTCTCTGGTGAGTTATGGGGAGAGGACTCAACTCCAACTTTATTAGGTAAGATGAAAGCTGGTCGTTGTGTTGGATTTGGAGTGTACGTTGTTGATGTACAAGGTAACTTGATCGGATCAAAAGTAGGTGGATATTTATATCCTATCCCTGTTGACAATCAATCATGGAACCCTACGTTTATGTTTGCAACTGATTCAACAGTTCAAAAAATCATGTTAACATTTGACTTTGATCGTTTATTCGATGATTCAACTATGTACATGATCACTGCAACAGAGGCAAGCCTCGACTTCAACACATTGACTGGATTGATTGATGTTAACTTAGTAGTTGCATCTCAAGTGGCTACAACATCTGTAACATTAGATGCAACATTTGACTATGGAACAGCGTTAAATCCCATCTTACTTCAAGGAGTAACAGGATTAACTGACTGGTCAATCTACGATGTATCTAATCAGGTAGCGTTTGGTAATCCAACTGGAGTATCTGAGTCACCTGCAGGAACTTACACTTTGTTGAAAGCGTTTGTAACTGGTGATGATTACACTGTTTCAGTTGTAAAAGATGGATTTACTGGTTCTGTAACGTTCACAGCGGCGTAATTAAACTATAAACCCAAAAAAGAGACTCGTTCAGAAATGTACGGGTCTTTTTTTATACCTTTGATTTTGAAATGGAAGCCGCAATAAATTTATTTGATTACGTGATTAGTTTCTTGAAGCCTGATGAGGTTTGGAAGCGTGTGTTCATGGATAAGACTCTGCAAAATACTATCATTGTAGAGTATATTCAACGGGACCAATTACTAACTGAACACGTAGATGAGACGGGCGCACCATTACGCAACAAAGACAACGGTAGGACAACCTATTCAGCAACAACAGAGCTGTTGAGTAACGGTGCAAAGATGGAAGGGGAGCCGTATAACTTACTTGATAGTGGTGAGTTTTACCAAAGTATGGTATTTTTGTTGGGAAAAGAGTTTTTTGAAATAGATGCGGATCCAATTAAAGGCAATGATAACTTATTTACAAAATTCGGGGAGGGCATTATTGGACTCACTGAGGAAAGCAAAAACAAATTACAAGTCGAATTACTTGAAAGGTACGACAAAGAAGTTAGAAGGATATTATCTAACTATTGAAGACCTTCCAATATACAACTGGTACAAATGTTTAAACGGTGAGATAAAGTACGTTAGAAGGGCTAAAAACGGCACAGAAACGCAGGATTTAATAGTGTGGGAACGACTGCATGATGAGTACATTAAGGAATTTGGACTGTCAAAGGTACACGCAAAGATCCTGAAAGTCATAAAAGACAAAGCAATTCAGGAACTTGACTACGTGATTACAGGTGATCGGTTTAAATTAACCTTAATAGAGATGGAAGAGACAAGGTTAAAGAATATTTTGTCAACGGCTGGCACTGGAATAAGCATCGAAGAGATGTTAATCCACATGTCGAAGTGGTTGGGTCAGTGGATTAAGACAAAGGAGATAAGTGTAAAGGAATTTTTTACACTACAAAAGGAATATGAACGTTATTTAAAGGCACAAAATGGCAAAAAAGATAAGTAGTAGCGATTTATTTGAGCAGGAAGACCTATTCAAAGGGGTTAGAGATTCAGCAAGTAAGACACTTGCAGTGTTCAATGAGCTTCAAGCTGAATTAAAAGCAACGGCAACGGGTTTAAAGAATGAATTGAGTGCAAATACTCAGGCATCAACGGCTCAATTAAAGCAATTTAGTGCGGCAAGTGAGCAGGCAAATAAGTTAATGCAACAGGCTGTCCAAATTGAGAAACTCAAAGCTCAGGCAGATCAACAAAAGATTAAAGCAGAGCAGGAAATTGTTAAGCTCCAAAAGATGCAAGCCCAAGAGGCGGCACGTTTAGCAAAGGAGCAAGAGAAGGCGGCTAAATTAGCATCTAATGAGGCAAGCGCATACAGTAAATTGAGTGCTGAATTAAACAAGGCACGCAAAGCATACAAAGATTTAGCGGTTACCAATCAAGAAAACACAGCAGAGGGTAAACAATTACTTGAAACTGTTACTCGATTAGATGCTCAATTGAAAAAAGTTGATGCAACTGTTGGTCAACATCAAAGAAATGTAGGTAATTACGAGGGTGCGACACGTAATTTGAAAAAAGAATTACGTGCATTGACTCAAGAATTAATGAACATGGAAACGAGTGACCCACGTTTTCAAGAAATGACTCAAAGAGCGGGTGAACTTAAAGACCAAATTACAGATACTCAGGCTGTTGTTAAGGCTACGGCGGGTAGTGCAATGGAAAACTTCGCAGGTGCAACAGCAAAGGCGGGTCAAATTGGTGTGGCTGCCTTCCAAGGTGTTGAGGCATCCATGCAATTATTAGGTGTTGAGAATGAGAATGTTTTGGAAGGGATGCGTAGACTTCAAGCCCTTGCGGGGTTAGGTGATGCGTTGAAAACTTTGGGCGGATTAGGTGACTCACTTACTGAAATTAGAGCAGGATTTACGGCTGCAATTGCTAAAGCGGGTTTATTTACATCCGCACAACAGGCACAAAATACAGCGGTTGCGGCTGGTAGTACAGGCTTCACAACCATGGGTAAGTCCGCAAAGGCGGCATTAACTGGAATTAGAGGCGGTATTGCAGCAACTGGGATCGGTTTATTAGTGGTTGCATTGGGTACTGTTGTGGCGTATTGGGATGACATTAAAGAACTTGTAAGTGGAGTTAGTGAAGAACAAAAGAAATACAATGAGCAGTTAAACAAAGATGTCGAGGCTCAAGAGTTTAAAAGGGAAATGTTGGGTGCTCAAGAAAACACGTTAAGATTACAGGGCAAAAGTGAGGAGTATATTACAAACGAAAAAATAAAGCAACTTGATGGAGAGATACAAATCCAAAAGGCTAAACTTGCAACAACTGAAATGGAGGTTGCACAACAAGTTGCAAGAGAAACTGATTACCAAAATTATTTAGCATGGTATATTCGTATTACATTGGAGGCAATGGCTCAGGTAGCTCGTATAGTTGCACTACCATTTGATTTAATGATAGGTCAAATAAATTTAGTTAGCGAGGCACTTGGTAAAGGTAAATTAATTAATAAAAACTTAAATGAATTTATTAGTGAAGGGTTGGAAGCGGCATCACAATCGTTGGCTACTATGGTATTCAACCCGAAGACGGTTGCAAGTGAAGGATTAAAAGCGATTAACGCTCAAAAATTAGTTGTTGCAAAATTAGAAAATGAGAGAGATGGATTAAAATTATCATTAAAACAAAGCAATAAAGAAGGTTCAAAAGACACTATTAAAAACGCAGAGGATACAGGTGCCAAAGAGATTGACGTTTTACGTAGGATAGAGGATGAGAAAATGCGTATTAAGGATGATAGCCGTACAAAAGATTTAGAGCAGTTGGATATTGATTACAGGCGTAAATTAGAGGATGCAAAAGAGGAGCTAAAAGATGACAAGGATAAGGCTGCTAAGTTGGCACAATTAGAGGCTCAATGGACAGATAGTAAACGTGCTGACATTAAGGCAGTCAACGACAAGTGGGACAAAATAGATCAAGAGGCAGAGGATAAGTTAATGGCACAAATGGTAGCAGATGACCAAAAACAATACGAGGCACAAAAGAAATTGCGAGATGCTGAAACAGCTATATTAAAGGATGGACTTGAAAAGGATAAGGCGTTAATTGAAAATGCTTATCAAGATGAGTTATGGCAATTACAAAACTCATTAGATGAGAAAAAAATAACTCAGGAAGAGTATGATAAGTTAACAAAATTAGCTTACAAGAAACGCAATAAAGAGATTTCAGATGCTGAACAAAAGAATGCAGATGAGCAAAAAGAAAAAAACAAAAAGCTAAATGAAGAGCGTTGGCAAAGTACTCAGGAGTTCGCTCAAAAAACTACTGAATTTTTCAAACAACAATCAGATGAGCGCATTGCACAAATGGACAAAGAAATTTCAGCTGCTGAAAAACAAGCTGACTACTATCGTGAGTTAGCAGCCAATGGTAATATAAGTGCAAAGGAGTCACTTGCAGAACAGGAGCGAATAATAGCAGAGGGTAACCGTAGAAAAGAACGTGAACAGAAACGTCAACAAAGAATGGAGTTAGCAAATACCATTTATCAGACCTATGCTGGTCACGCAGCAAAGGATCCAGAAACGGCATTGATGAAGACTATTAAGGATGCATCATTACTCCAAGCGTTTATCAGTACGTTACCGATGTTCTACGATGGTACTGAGGACACTGGAAGAGGTGGAGGAGTTGACGGCAAGGGAGGTTTTCACGCTGTATTGCATCCACATGAGAGGGTTATTCCTAAGTCATTGAATGATCAAATAGGTAACTTGACAAATGAACAGTTAACAAGGCTTGCAATGGAATATCAAAATGGCAGATTAGTAGGTCAAGATGTGGCTCATAGCTCATTGGATTTAGCAATAATGGTTAATGAGTTACGGGACTTGAAAGAGGTAATCAAACAAAAGCCTGAGACCAACATCGAGCTCGGTCAAATAACACAAAGTGCAATGGAGATAGTACAATCCACTCGCAAAGGGAACACGACAGTTTACAACCGATTTAAAGTAAAATCATGAGGCATTTATTAAATGGCATTGAAATAAGCCCACGTAACAGAGATTCAATAGGTGTGATTAGTGACTTCACTGGCAACCCGGATGTACTTAGTTTAAACGTTGATTCGGTGATATTACCACGTGAGGCAAATCAATACATCAAACAATGGATACAAACGAACGGTTTATTTATTGGAATACCTTACACTATTGAGATGGATGGTAATATTTCACTTGAATATTACATTGATTTAGCAGATTCAAGCGCAAAGCCTATTGTCAGACAACATGAAATTGAAGTCAAGTTGAAACGTAGAAACGGGACAGATGACTTTTGGGAGAAGGCTCGGGGTACTTCCTTTGATGTTATGGTTAAAAACGGGTTGATATTTGACGTAAAAAGAGTTAGTTACATTGTAGTAAGGGATGATGCTGGGATGATGGCGTTTCAAATATCAATATCAATCTTTTTAATGACTGTTCAATTAATAGATGCAATCAAAGAACTGGCAGAGGCTACGATTGATTTAATAGCAAATCCAATTTCAGGAGCTGGCAAATTTGTAGTTAAGTTAATCTACTTTGTTGGTTTATTAGCGGCATTAATCGAGTTAATGAGTCAATTATTTCCGATCATATTTCCACGCATAAAGTACATGAGGGGGTTATATTACACTGAGATATTCAAAAAGTGTTGTTCTTATTTTGGATTTACGGCGTTACCTTCCGAAAGTATTTTTAATTTACAGCCTGGTTGGTTTACTTTGCCTGTTCCATTAGACAAATCAAACGTGAGTTTTTTTGACGGGACATCGGATCAAATACCTGATGTGTTCACACGTGGTCACTGTTCAGCATCAGACACCACCCCAACATTCGGAGCGTGGTTGGATGAGGTATTAAAACAGTTCAATGCAAAGTTATTCATTGATTCAGTTAATAAGACGGCACGCATTGAGAGAAGGGATTGGCTGGATAGTCAAACACAATTACAGTTAGATCCTGCATTGAACATACAGCCTGACCGTGATGAGCAGTATACATACAATACAGAGGACATTTGGAAGAGATATTACATCAGTTACACCTTGGATTACACCGATACACATACGGTTGACGGCGTTATGTTTGGTCGACATCAAGCTGAATACTCTACTGAGAACAATGTATCAACACCAAATCAAGACTTAATTAACATCAAAGGATTGAACGAGGTCAGGATAAACTTTGCAATGGGTGCTCCAAAAGAAAAACTTAGTTACATTGAACAGTTAGGGGCTGGATTTGCATTGCTTGTTGACGTAGTGACCAATGTTGTTGCCTCGATATTTGGAGGTTCTGGCACCAACTATTATCAACAGATTCAGGATCGTGTTAATACCATGAAAATTAGCAATGAATATTTTGGAGTAACGAAAAGTTTGTATGTAAAGCAATCAGTTAGCGGAGGTGATAGAGTGAATTTATACGCATCACAATATGATTCAATTGCGAGTGCAACGGCTCTATGGAATAAGTTTCACTACATTAATTTTATAGCAAATAATGACTATCTTATCCATGAAGAGGCTCGAATAAGATTAAGACAAAATCAATTTGTACTTTTGCAAAGTAATAATTTTATTTTTACCAACAATAAATGGTGCGAAGTATTGAAAATACAATGGATTGATGAGAAGAGTGATGCATCAATCACTTACAAAGAGCCATTTGACTGGGCAGATGGTAAAGTTTTACTTCAAAAAATTAACTAATGAACGAAAATTATTTAAACGAATTAAAGGCAACAGCTGAAAACCTAAGTAACTCATTACAAAGTGTTTTGGCAATGGCTCACACCGCAATAAAACAAGTTGAAAAGGATGATCCTGAAAAGGCTCACCAACTTTTAAAGGATTTAGAGGCTGCACAACAAGCAAAAGACTTGAATAGTGTTAATAATTTAATGAATAAGTATGCCAATTACAATACTAAATAAGAATTTTAAAGATATGTTTTCCGTTAATCGGAATTTTTATCAAGCAAATGCGGGTGATAAACAAACATTTACATGTACGATAAAAGAAAATGTATCCATTACAGAGACTCCGAGTGTTCAATTTAGTTATTTTGCTGGGTTAAATCAAATATCACTTTCCGGAGGGAACTTTTTAACAGAAGGTTTTGAGCCAGGTGATGAGATTCAAGTAATAATTTACAACGCAAACGGTGCAATACATCACACAAACACGGTTGATATTACATTTTTGAATGCAAATACAATGGGCGTGAATGCCACATTGACTTGGAAGAGCTCAACACAATATGTTCATATTTTATTGACAAACAAAGCCGGTACAAAACGTAATGGATTGGAATTAAACTTGAATTTCATAACACAAACGGGGTCACTCAATTCGAATAGTTTAATTGACGGGTCAGTAAATAGGATCTTATTTGATTTGACTGGTACTATTTTCAATCAGGTGGTGACCGGTACGCAGGTGAACATTAAGTCTGGTCAGTATGAAGTAACGGCATTCATTAAAGATAAAACAACCTATCCAAATACATTAAGAACATACGAGCTCACAGTTGAGTTTACTCAAGGCGGTGCAATGTTGCCTTCAAGTTTCGACTTTGGCGGTTGTCTAAGGGCTTATTTTGGCACTCTTTGGTCACGTACATTTGGAAGCCCTGTTAATAATTATTCATTTGCAATATGTGACAACGCAGATACTGGCTGGTTTGATGAGCCTTATAATTTAGGGGTGGCAAATGCAACTTTAGTTAGTGGTATTTCAACACTGGAATATAACCAAATTCAAACAGGGACCATCTCAATTGATTCAGCGAGTACAAGTTTTGGATTTGGATCTGGATATATTCCAACAGATGCAACGTATTACAAGAATAAAACATACGATCAAAGTCAGTTGAGTATGTTTGTTGAAACACAAACGAGTACAGCTCCTATCTTATTAACATCACCTCTCAATCCAACGGGTGCAGGATATACGCTTGAATTTAGCAATCCAACAACAATTGGAACTGTCACAACATGGGACTGGGAGTTCACTCCGAACGGTAACTTCATTACATTAATGGATGGACGTAATGATGATGATAGATTGTTTTATATTTGGGCAAAGTATGGCACTGTAAATTTATTATTATTTGCTGACCAACTAACTAAACAGGCAGATCAGGGAGCTCCATTGGATATGATTACACATCGTTTTGTTGATCACTCTCAAAACATAGTGATTCCAGATGTGACAAAGTTTGGTTTTGAAGGCAACGTTGAAGATGACCTTGCATTTTTAGGCGTGTTCTTAGTGGATAACGGCTCAGATATTACATTCACAAAAGCAGAAGTCTGGGCGGTTAACTCAGTAAGCAATGAAGAGTTTTTATTGAATATAGTGAATTTTGATTTTACGGGCGTTCCAAAGGTCGGAGGTAAGTATCCTATCAATCAATCAATAAACGTCATCACAACGCTTCCAACGCCTTCAAACAAACGACAAGCGACTTTGTCAAGATATACCACATTGGATACAGCAAGTAAGTACGCATTAAGTATTAACTTCCCGTTCTTTTATAGTTGGGAATATTGGATAAATCAACCGAATGCTGCAGGGGATTTTTATCCTAATGATCAGACAAGGGACTGGGTTCCATACGGTACGTTTACAAACTGGGATTTAGAGGTAAGAATAACGGCAAATATTGATACATTAGATTCTGTTTATAGTGAAAACATAGTCATTAAAGACTACGATTCAGATGCTAACATAGATCAAACAATGCAACTCGAAGTGGTTAGCACTACTCAGAACGTTAATGTGATAGTTGAAGGTGAGCTTCATAAGGTTTATGCATATCACACCCTATTATCTGGAGCCTGGAACACGGGAACAGTTTGGGGCATGATCACAGTTGAACCAACTGAGAGCGCACCACGTTGGATATGTTCAACAGTGATTGCAAGTGATGGTAATTTAGCCAACCCACTTACTCCGATTACAGGATTAACAGCAACGTTGTCATTCCCTTCCCCGGATGTGGCATTGATTGAATGTTATTTTGATCCTAATAAAGTTAATTTGTCAAACGGCGTGAAATTCACGTCAAAAATAAAAGGTTGTTATGTGTAATTGTATTAAAATTGAATTCGGTAGAAATCCTAATCCAAATATTACCTATCAATTAGAGGCTGCAGGTACTCACAATGGTGAGAATTACTGGACATTTGTTTATTACGGTACTACGTATTATTTATGGACCGATGTGACTAATTCAAATTGGTATATATCTGTGACGTTAGGGACTCTTGCGGCTGTAAGTGAATTAAAAATGGGAGGTGATTGCCCGATTGCAAGTTCGACTACATGGGTCGCATCTGGTGGATTCACTGAGACAACGGCTTGCGCTGGTGATTGTGGTGAGGAGGATAGACAATTCTTTGAATATACGGCAATCAAGTTGCCTAAGATTTGCACCGATCAGGATAGAGGTTTTGAGGACTGTTGTTGTGAAGAGTTAGTGTTGGCAAAGTCAACATCAAACAGTTGGGAAACTGATAAGACAAGCGCATGGATGAAGCTAAGTGATCCGGCTGACTCAGTTACCTTTGACCTTTACAAAGATGGGGTTCTAACTACGTATGTTCCAACGGCGGTGGCATTCACAAAAGATCCAAACGCATATTACACTACAATAGAATGGATTGATGTATTAAATTCAGACGGTATTGGCTGTTATGAATTGAAAGTAAACTACGATATTTCAGGCATTCAGGGAGTGTTCACATGGGGTAAATATAGATTACTACCATTCACTATTCAAAACGCTCTCACAACGGCTCGAATTAGGGCTCAATTTGATGGATACCATGAGATAGAACAAATTGATTTCTCTGGATCTGGCATTGAAAGTACATTGAGATTCAATGGATATATAGGTAACAGGCAGCCAAATACTGAGATAGATAATATTATTTACAATAATCGAGAGATGAAACGTGTAATACGTGAAAATCTAAACGAATATGAAATAATTACAGACCCTACATTAAAATGTGTAACAAAGCCTTTGATTGATTTATATTTCTTAAGTGAAAATGAGTTATATATCTCAGATTACAACGCACATAACCATGACTATTGCATCAATGATTTGCCGGTTATTGTAAGTCAAAGCCCTGAGTTAACGTATTACGATTTCTCTCGTAAGGCATCAGTAAAATGTGTGGTAGCGGATAAATTTAAGAACAAAAGAACCTACTACTAAAAACTAAAAAATTAAAATATTAACTTTGAAACAAAAATAAAATTATGTCAAGTCCATCAGTTTACGAATTAAGTTCCAGAAATGGTAGTGATTCAGTTTTAACAGCAGCAAAAGGATCATATATATTAAACAATACATCTACCTATTCAGCGAATAATGTTAAAGCTATTGTTGTATTACAGGACACTGTATTTAGCTCATTCAAGCATGTTGGTAATGCTGCTAATGTAGTATCAAGTTACATTGCTACTCCAGCAACAGCAGTAAAAGCAGGTGCAATTATAACTCCATTAAGCAATAAGGAGTTCACAGCTATATTATTAACATCTGGCTCAGTTGCATTGGTGCTATGATAGGATACGGAAATAGTATGTTTATAGGTTCTATCTTTGATAGCACAAGTGGACCGTCTCTTGACCCCGATGCACAAGCATTCATAACAGCGGCTTCAATAACTAACCCCACTCAACAAAGTGCAATAAATACTTTAGTAGTTGATTTAAAAGGTTATTCTATATGGGATAAAATGAAAGCTATTTATCCAATAGTAGGTGGAACTGCTGCTACTCACAAATGGAACTTAAAAGATCCAAGAGATTTAGATGCTGCATTTAGGTTGACATTTTCAAGTAGTTGGACACATAGTTCAACGGGGATGACACCTACAAATGCTTTTGCAGATACTAAATATAATTTATCTGCAAATAGCACAACAAGTAATGTTTCTGCTGGTGTATATTTAAGAACAAATGCTGTGACGGCAGGAACGCCAATAGGAGCTATTGACGGAACATTTTTAGGGTTACAGATAACACCTAAATTCACAGACAACAACACATATTACGGATCAAATGATTCAATAGCAACTGGTTCTGGAAATTATGTTACAAACACTCAAAAATTATTCATAACAAATAGAGAAGGTATTGGAAGTAAAAGACTATATAGAGATGGAGTTTCTATAAATACAGCAACACCAACAACTAATGCAGCACCGAATTTTACAGTTTATTTAGGAGCAAGAAATTACGCTGGAATTGGAAATGGATATGATTCAAGAGAATTAGCATTCTCATTTTTAGGAGATACTTTAACTGCTACTGATGTAACAAATTTAACAACAGTTGTACAAGCATTTCAAACAACTTTAGGAAGACAAGTATGATGGAAGGAAGAATAGTTACAAACCAACAAGCACAAGAACTACAAGGAGTGTTCTTTGATGCTGATACATTTTTTAATTTTGTTCAAGATATTAATGATGTATATTTTTTATTTTTAAGTGAACAAGATGAAGCGGATATTTTAAAAACTGAATATGCTTATTTATTGGATATTCCTTTGAGTCCGTTTGAACCAAAACCAACACCCCCACTATTTGAATAATATATGAAAATGATACCTATTAACCAATTCTTAGACGTAATAAAAAAACAAGGCGCAGTCGGAGTACTTGCATTATGGTTAGCTTACACGCACTTTGAGGTGCAAGATGTGAAAGCACGTTTGTACAACTGTTTAGATAAAAACGAATACTACAATAGAAAACCTATTGAAGAACGTCAACCGATTTTACCTACTCAAAAAGAAGACACGGTTGCGGTGATTGAAAATAAAAATCGTAAATTAGCGAAAAAATAATTTATGAGTAACGTAAAAAACTATACCGATAAACAACTTTTGGATCGTGTTAAGTTAATGATTAACTACAAAGAGATTCCAACAAACTATTGGATATTAGGAGTACGATCAAATGAAGACCAAGCGAACGTGTTTGATGACAAATTCTATATTTTTAAAGGTACTACCTTTCACAGCGTTTTGACTGGCACAACAAATCCAGGAACTACAATTCTAAGAAATTTTTACAAATACAATTCAAAAGGCGCTGCAATACTTGCCTCAGACCGTTGGTAT